CTACAGGTATATAAAGGGTGCCATTACTTTCAAAAGATTGTAAATTTATATCGCCCGCTAAAATTGCCGGAGTGCAAAGAGTTCCAGTAGTTTGAAAAGCAGGAAGAGTTATACTACTATTTATATTCCAATTTATCTCTCCATTCATTTCAAACAATGGAAGAGTTAGATTGCCACTTACGCCCCATCCAATTGCACCATTTAATTCTAAGGAAGGAAGAACAATATCACCATTAATTGACCAATTTAAATCACCTTCAACTTCAAGACCAGGGAGGATAACACTACCAGAAAGTTCAGTCGGTATTGTTATACTGCCTGAAAGTCCAAGTTTAGGGAAAGTAATATCCCCAAAAATACCCGGTTTGACATTAATATCACATGATATTTGTAAAGAAGGTAATGTAGCCATTTAATATCCTAAGAAGATGGCATAGTAAGAGTACAAGCTGTTAACGATACGGAACCCCCGGAAACAATTGATAATGTATTAATAGTAAAATCCCCGCCACTGGTGGCCACGCTGCCATCAATGTTCATTGCTCCACTTACTAATCGTGCCCATCCTGCTGTTCCTGTTGCTACTGCTGTCCCCGTTTCTGGAGCACTTGCTAAACTTGCACTACCACTTGCCGCTGACCCAAAACCGCTTGTAATGCTAATAGTACATAATAAAGTGCCCGATGCCGCGTCATCTGCACTCGCAGGTTGGGAACCCGTTCTAATTTGTAAATCCCCTGTGCCTAGATTCATTACCACTGAATTATCTATAATATCATTTCTAAGGTTTGTATCTACTCTTATAGCCATGTTTCCCCCTATACTACTTGTTCCGTTACCATTAAAGTTAACACTGGCAGCCCATTATTAACATTCCATTTTTTTGGAACTGCATAAAACATCCCTCTCGGAGTAATTAAATTTACGCTATTATAGTTTTGAACTATATAAGCAAACCAATTTCCGATATCCTCGCTATCGGTAATAGAAGTTACATTTATAGTTAAGTCACTTACAGCAAATCCAGTATCATAAATAGTACTTCCTCCGTCTAATGTAGCAGTTCTTGTTACTCTTCTACTGCCAGAATCAGAGTTAAAAAAAGTTTTTGAATCTACTGCTATTGTTCTTGCACCATCAGCATCAAAAACGGATGTGGAAATCCCTATTCTTTTTATCATACCGATAACCCTAATAAGGCCGCTTGGCCTTCTTCATTTGCTCTTATTTGAATCGCTGCGAGTACTTCCCACATAATAGCTTCTAAGTGTGGCTGTAAACCTGTACCATCTATCTGGACTAAGGCGTCACCTCGTTCTGCTGCTTCTGCTCTTGCTTCATAATACTCTAATTGTTTTTCAATTAATTGCTCTTGTAATCTTAATTCTTTATCTCTTCTTGCGCTTTCTTCTCTTATTTGAGTCTGAAGAAATAATCTTTTAGAAGCTGAATCAGCTTCTGAATATGCCCCTGAATAAGCTTGTAGTATGTCGGCGGACCCTGCTAATGTCTCGGTAAGAGAAGTAAAAGCTGATTGGGTGATTGCTGTTGCGGCCTCTATTTCTGCTATATCAACTTTAGCTTTATAATCAAAAGACGCTTGCAGAACATCTGCTTTAATTCCTAACTCTTTTAAATTTCGTTCTGCTTGTTCTTTATCTAATTTGGCAGACACTTTTAAATCTTTTTCTTCAGGGACTGCTTTATCTACTTCTTTTGTAGTCTCTTCAAGAGACGCTTTGTCGATTAATAATTGCACTTCAGAATCAAATTTATCTGGAAAGTTCTTTTCTAATTCTTCTGATACTTCACCAATCTTTTTTCCGTCTACCCAAATCTCAACCATCTTTTCTTCGGGCAATTCATTAATAGCAGACTCTACTTTATCAATTCCAACGCTATCAACATTAAGTTTAAAATTCAAAGCATCTTGTAATTCAACTGATCTGTCATGTAATTTATCAAGTGCTCTATTTGCAAATCCTACATCAAGTGAACCTTCTGATAACTTAAATTTTATCTGGGCTGCTCTTGCTTCTATTACTGCAAGTTCTTTTTTTATATCTTCTGCTGAAGAAACATCCGTATCAATTTTAATTTTTGTTTCTGCGGGTATTTCTTTTATCGCACTACCAAAATCTTTAGCCTCTTCAGTGGCCTCTTTAGTACTATCAGTAAATGCACTTGCTGCTCTTTTTGCCCCCTCCCATGCTTCTCCAAGATCATCCGTTAAGTCCATCTGAACAGCTGCTTGGTAATTCCGAAGACCAGTAGTCGTTTCTTGCAAACCATCTCTAAAATCACTTAGACCAGGGATAGCATTAGCTATAACATCAGGGATTACTTGAAAAACTGTATTAAATTTTGATACAAAAAATTCTACTACCCCAACAATTTTTGCAACAGTAGCGGAAAATGAGGCTTGTAGTAAATTCCAAACCACTGTAACACTCCCTATAACCGCGTCAAATACCGCGCCTATACTTACTCCACTCTGTTGAATTGCGTACATAGAAGCAGCTATGGCAATTCCTGCATCTGTAATTAATTTAGCTGAAGCTAGTATATTTCCAAAGGCTTTAGCAGTTTCATCATCCATATTTCTAACTTCAGCTATTCCTTGAGAGATAGCTTCAAAGAAAGGAGCGAACCCTTCAATCATGCCCCTAGTGACTATTAATAGCGCTTCAATTGTATCCACTACTTTTTGTAGTGCTATAGCTAAATCATCAGGTTCTCTTAAATCAAGGCCACCGAAAAGATCCCCTATGACGTCTCGTATACTTTCGAACCCTTTTAAAATACCCGAGTAATCTAATTTTTCAAATGCTTCAGGTAACGCTTTAGCTATGTCTTTTAAAAATTTTCCTAGTTCATCTCCTGCTTCCCTTAATATTTTAAATAAGGGTTCAAATGCTCCGCTTGTAACGCCAGTAGAAATAGCACTTTCTATATCAGTCATGCCACTAATAGCGCCTACTGCTGCCGCTTTAAACTGATCACCAACCGCTATCCCTAAATTCTCAAATCCTGTTTTAAATCGATTTACTTGTACTTCTGCACTTTCTAATCTTAAAGCGACTTCCTTAGCTGCGCTACCTGCTGAATTTAAAGCTACTCCTACGATATCTGTATACTTAGCAAGGTTGTCAAATACTGTAACCATTCTTGCTGATTGTTCAGTACCTACTAACTGAGCGGTTAAAAATAACTTATCATTTTGTTCTGCTGTTTTAAAGGCTTCAGCAACGTCTAATAGAACATCCTTACCTGATCTTAACTTACCGTTAAGGTCTGTTTGAGATATACCTAATTTTGCAAGCGCTTCTTTTACTGGTGCGGCATCATCAATAAGTTTTAAAAGTCCTGTCCTTAAAGCGAATGCTGCTTGGTCCCCTGACCTAAATACTTCTATAACGGGGGTCAAAAGTCCCGCTGTTTCCTCAAATGAAAACCCCATTAATTTTGATATAGGGGCAATCTTACTCATGCCAATTGCCAGTTGATCCACTCTTGTAGCGTATTTCTGACTTACTTCATTTAATATATCTGTAAGTCTTGCTGCTTCAGAAGCAGGAGCATCAAAACCTTTTAATGTAGCGATAAGGATTTCACTTGCTTGTGACGCTCCTAAACCCCCAGCAATAACTAAATCCATCGATTTAGCAGTCAAGGCCATAGCATCATCTAAATTATACCCTGCTTGAATCATATCAGCAGTAGATAATAATATACTACTTGAAGATTCCCCGTAGACACTAGACAACTCAAAAGCTTGTTTTTTAGCTTTTTCTATAGATTCTGTACTACCATCAGTGACTTTTTTTAATTCAATTAAAGAGTTTTCAAATTCTTTTGATTTCTGAAAAGCGTACGTAAGACCACCAATAGCTAAAGCTGCCAAGGTTGCATCAGCAGCAAGTATACCATCGGCGAGTTTTGAAAGGGGTTCTGCTACAGCAAGAACCCCACTTTCAAGTTGACCAAATGCGCTTGACATACCACCGACTGTGCCTGTCAATTGATCATCACCTTGAAATACAATTTCTATGGTCTTACGTACATCGGCCATTTTTACGTCCTTTGTTTTTTATCTCCAAAAAACTTTATCCATAATTCAATTTCGACAGGTGTTAAGAATCCCTCTGGAAAGACATCCGGTCTGATCTCAAAAAGAAATCTTTGTGAACCCATTCCGCCTCCATGAGCCATTATCATACTCATTCTTATTCCTTGATCATTCCAGAGTCTTTGTACTCCCCCAAGTCTGCACCTAAATGCGTCAATTGTAGTACTTGATTAGTCAAATCATAAAAAGGTTCGGGGAACATAGACGCAAATCTAACACAATCCTCATGTGTTAATTCAGGTTCAATTACTCCTAATCTAAGTAATTGTATTCTCCTAACTAAATCATCTGGGGTTTTATCACTATTTACTCCTAAACTTTCACATATAGCTTGTGCTTTTTCCTTAGCACTTTCAGATAATAGTTTTTCAACTAAAGCCCTTATCTGAGTATTAGCTTTTACTGCTTCATTACATAGAGCTAATTCATGTCCAGTGAGATTTCTAACTTTAAAAACTGGCTTTTCATCTTCATCAAATAATACTTGTAATTGAGAAATAGTTACTTCTTTTATTCTCGGTTGTGTTTTTAGATTTCTAAATTTTTTAATATCAAAAGCCATTTTACTTTTTCCCCTTTTTCTTTTTCGGTTTAACCTTCTCCCTTGACTCTTGCCCATTTGAATATTTCCAATCTATTCCTAAATTTTTACAAGCAATTCGCATATCTTTAGCAGCTTTCCTTTTAAATTCTTTATTTGTTGCGGGGAGTACTTTGTTAAACATATCTAAATGTTTTATGCCCGTACTGAAAGAAAGAGTAGAAGAATAAAACAGAGCCATGCAAAAGCATTCAGGTTTGTATGTATAAATAAAAGTACTTCCTTGAACTGGTGAATCAACCCCATATTTAATATAGTTAGAAATAAACTTATCCGCTGCCTGTTTTAAAAGTTTAATGTTATTTACTGCTGCTGAATACTCCATTGCAGCAAAAATAATATCTAAATTATTCGGCACTTCATTCATATATTTATTTAATGTCGAAACATATTTTTCTGAATATCGCCCTTTGTCAGTAACAAATAAAGCTTGTAAATGAGTATAGTAAACACTATCATTAAAACGTTCTTTCACTTGGTCTTTATGGCTTATATAGTGCTCACATAATTGGAGTACTTTTTCATTATTGTTTAATTCACCTTCAACTTGTGATAAATAAAAATAAGCAGGAATATCATCTTTATTATCAGCTATTCTTTTTTCTAATAGTTCTTTAGTACGTATTAACTTTTTATGTTTCTTTTTAGGTTCAATATCGTACCCATAGTGCTGAAACCATACCGAAGCATTGCCCGTACCCATTGCCGCATTGCCTTCAAACACCGGCCTATTGTGCACTATATCTTCATAATGTACAGCAGTTCTTTTAAAAACGCGTGGAGCATTAAACTGCATTGCTTGTTTTCCATCTTGCATATCTTTAAAAAGCACTGCTACGGCATTAAAGCCTTGAAGTTCTGCAGATAAAGCTTGAAATCGTAAATCGATTACATTTCCGCATAACTCTTCATCACAGTCTATTTGAATAACCCAATCACAAGTTGAATAACTTAAACTTTGGTTTCTATGTAAACTAAAATTATTTTCCCAAGGATGGTGATATACTTTAGCGCCGTAACTTTCAGCTATAGTAGGGGTGCCATCTACCGATCCCGTATCAACAAAAATTATTTCATCTACTAATGGCTTAATTGACGATAAACACCTATGTAAATTATGCGCTTCATCCTTAGCAATTATGATGGCCCCAAAAGTAAATGGAGCATACCCATATTCTCTTGCTTTACATTTAATTGCTTCACATAAGTATTTATCTTCTAGTTCTAAATCAAGCCAAGTGTAGTCACTATGCGGTCTTGCATTTACATTTTTTGATGGAAATATCTCAGGTACTTCACTCCCTGTAAGTTTTAAAAACTTATGAAGTACCTTAGATTTATTATTATTAAGATCCTCAACTTTAAATCGGTATTCAGCTAATTGCTCAATTGACTCATTCCATTTTAACCATGTCCACATGTACCATCTTAAAGAACGTTCCCCGCCAGGATGATCTTTAAGAGTAGTAAACATATACTCAAACGCTTCATTGGAGAGAGTTTGAGAAGATGAAATCACATCCAGTGGATTCCTCACTAAATGAATTACTTTTTCCCATTCGGTTTGTTCTTCCACTGCTGCTCTTTTATCTTCTGCATCACCAAATGAAAGTCCGTCAATTACCTCTGGCAGCCAGGATACTTTACCACCCTTAGAAATATGTAGCCATGAAACTACTCCGTCTTCTTCTATAACTTCATGCCCGTATTTCTTTCCTGCTGCTTGAAGTAAATTAGCTGTATACCTCGTTCCAGAACGAGGATGGCCAGTGATTAATATCATTAGCTGGTAAATTCCGCTGAGATATTATCTGCTGAAACAGTTACTGCTACTTGGTTTTGATCGGACACAGGGAATGTCCTACCAAGCCCCAATTTACCTTGTGTCAAAACATAAGGCGTTTTATTTTTATCAGGAAAAAATTTAATAGTGATAATCTCATCCTTAAGACCAACAAAAGCATCAGTTACCCCATCGTTAAGCATGGCAGTAAAAGAACCTTGACCAATTGAAGAAGACCTTGAGCCAATAGTTTTTCCATATACTTGAGTGGATGATACTGAATGAGAATTTTCCACTGGCACAAAATCCATTGTTTTACTCATATCTACAAATGAAGGCGCATAATATTGAGCAAATGCCGCTTTCGCAACTGGACCCGTATGAATCAAAGGCAGTACAGAATCAAACTCAACATATGCATTTGTCTTAGCCGATTCACTTGCAGTAAGCCCATCCCCGATATTATTTTCAGTCCATCCGGGATAATCATATCTTTCAGTATGCGTACCCACCAATTGAAAGATCTCAGATGAAGTAAGTAAGGCTGCCGCCTCATCTGTTACCCTTATTTGCCCTACTTCAACATCATTTACAGGAATCAAAGGAGGCCCGCCTGCCGCGCCTCTTGTTTCACTAAAAGAAGTATCTGCACTTACCAAACCTTCAACCACTGCAATACTCCCATCACTGGCCATAGTAATCGAATGGATTTGAGCAACATCCACCGTAGCTGTTCTGGTGATTGCTTGAGTAGTGGCATTGACCGTTTTTAACACCCCTTTTGAATAAGCCGTAAATGCTGCGATTACTACAGTATCATTAGTAGATGCCGAAGCAGATAAAACATTCCTACCTGTTACCATACCATTTGGTCGAATCGACGGTGTATAACCAGACTTACCAGACCAAACATTCTCAGTAGCAGTAAAAACTTGATGATCTCCTGAATCTGTCATCGCTTCATAAGTGGTTAACACTTGCCCTGCTTCGAATTGGATTTTTGCATTCTCCGAATTTGCCATACTTTCCTCCTTGAATAGATATTAATCAAAACTACTTCTTTTATCTCTTAGTTTTTTATTTCTTAGTGCCTACCTGTATTACTCAAAAGTCTCCATATTACCGATAGCAGTTTCGTACTCTATTTCAAATCTCACCAGGGTACCACAAAAAGGTTCTTGCCCTGAACCAATAAAAGGATCATGCCCAGTGAAAATTAAATTTTTAACTATGCCCCCTAAAGCAGTACTCACATCATCAGACACTTTAGGTGAAATGGTTTTTCGAAAAAGACCCGTTACTATATCAGCAGCAAGAGAATCAGCTATATCAATAAACGGATCATCATGAGTTTTTGAATGTGCTTCTATAATTAGAAACTGTTTTTTACTCTGAGTGCCGTAGGGTGTTTTAATAGATTCCACTGTGCCATGATATACGTTGCAAGCAGGTAGATCAAAACCTTTAAAGGGTTTCATTCTCGCCCTTGATATTCTTTTAAACTCGTTGTTATACCCATTAGCTGTAGTAATATTTCCAAGTCTTGCCTCTACTTCATTTAATATTGACGTATCTGCTGGAGTATAAGCCATTTACTTTCTGCCCTTGCCTTTAGTTTGAGTGTTCTTACACCCACCTCTACCCTTATTTATTCTCCTACCTTTGCCTGATCCATCTTTCTTTGGTACGCCTTTGGCCATTTTACTCACCTATTATCTTTTTTAATTCTGTTAGAATTATCGGCACTTGTTTTTCTGCTGCGTCTCTCATTCCCAACTGCGGTTTTATAGTAACTTCTTTGACTAGTACAAACATCAATTTATCATTCATCGCTACAAACCACTTACCACTTTTAGATTTAAACAAATACCCGCCTTGATTAAAAACCATGCCAGCAGTCATTCTCATTACACCTGCTGGAGTCAAATTATCTGCAATTGGTATATTTAAATAAGGTCCGCCGGGGACATTTGTATAAGCTTTTTTAGCCGTTACTGTACCACCGAATTCATGAATAGGCGCGTATACGACAGGTTTGCCTCCAGAACTGCCACTGAAAATTGATGCTCTTAATTCATCTAAATTCATTCCTTTTACTGATTGCCCAATAGATCTTCTTAATGCGCCTGTACGAACATTCAATTTAGTTGTAGCATTTGATTTTACTTCTCTATTTGCAGCGAGTACGGAAGTAGCAAACACCTTTTTTGCTTTTTCAAAAGAAGTTTCAGGGAGCTTTTTTAAATATTGTTCTACTTCTTTGCTATTATATGATACTGTAAGTGTCATATCATCTAATCTTTAATGGGTGTTTATAAGGATTAAGTAAATCTTTGACCACGGGGAGTAAATTTAAAGCCGGTCTATTTACTGTCCCCCCTTCTGTAGTAACTGAAGTTGCACCAATCTGATCTTTACCTAAAAACTCATATGCTGTTTGTAGTAAAGCCGCTCTTTCAATATCAGATGGAACAGCAGAAAGGCCACCGGTATAAGTAATTGCAATTTTCGCATCATTTAGATTAGTAAAAGATTTATATCCGTCATAGATAGGAGCATCCAGAGTTAGACCATATTCAGTAAAGTAGTAATCCCCTGTTGAATAAGTTTCAGTTTCATTAAGCATAGTAATTTCAAGCGAAGATACAGCAGTAACCGGAATTGCTTTTAAAGGTATGATATTAGATGGGCCAGTAATATAAAATGTTTCTGTCCTTTCCGCTGATTCTAATTGCCTACCTAAATAGCTCTCTATTGCTGCTTCTACGCTCGGTTTTAAAATATTCAATGCGGGATAGTCGGTAACTAAGCTATCTTCTAACCCCAATAAAGCTTTTAATGATGCAAATGATACGAGTTCCCAAGCCATAATTAATTACCTTTTATACTACTTTTCAGGTGTCTCTACTTCAATTGATTTTTCAGGTGTCTCTCTTTTCTTAGATTGTACTAACCTTACTTTTCTTGCCACTTTCAATTCCTCTGTAAATACCTTTGCTAATGACTCGCCTATGTTATATGTTTTACCTTTTTCAAACTCCTCAGCATAAACTTTTTCATCACAACCTAAGCAAGTTCTAATCATTTTTACTATTACTTTTCCCTCTATGTGGGCCTTGCTTGGCTTGGCTTTTCTTGTAGTACTTGGTAATCTTGAATCCATCTACTTTACTCCTTTACTGGAAGCAGGGACAGGATTTGAACCTGTGATCTTTAGCGTATGAAGCTAACGAGTTACCATTACTCTACCCTGCATTATTTTAAAAAAGAGTAAGGAGCAGGGCGAATTGCCCCTCACTCTTTCCGCTTAATCAAGGGAGTTGATTAAGAACTTGGTGCCACTGAATCCAACGGGCCTTTCATATTAGTAATAGCAATTACATTTGTCCCACCAGAAACTACTTTAACCCTCGTATATCTCTCCCTTGGGTTCGGTACGTTAATTTGTTTTCCTGCTGCTTCGGTAAAAGTCTGTGATACAGTATTCCCATAAGTAGTATCTGCTTCATCTACAAAAGCATCAGAATCACCATCATCAGATGAATGCTGAAGAGTACATACTAATGAAGTATCAAACGTTCCACAAGAAATAAAGAATGCCCCTTTTACTCCACCCTTATGGTCAATTGAAGCTGAGTAAACGGTAGCTGCCCCTTGAGACTTAGCAGCGATGCCCTCACTTATGGTAAAATTACTTCCAATATCATGATCCATTTTTAGACCTCCATCTTCTTTTATTAAACTTAATTGATTAAAACATATTATAGAAGCTATACAGAAACAAGTAAAACAAATTGAAAAATCTAATGCGTTATAAAATGTATCTGATAGCTTCATGTTCACTTTATACCTATGGAGTAATTTCGATTAATACTACAGCTTTCGCTGCATCTGTACTGCCACCATCTGTAATAATCTCTATTGCTCCACCTGCTGCAACTGTATTAAGAGCAGTAGGCTCACAGCTGTCAACAGTGCCTGCACCAGAGCCACTATGAGCAATAGTAATACTTCCACCTGTAACCGCCGTACCTCCTATCTCAAAAGTAATTGCAGCATCACCTACAGTAATTGCTCCATCAATTACCGTTTGAATTTTAGTGATGTTACCGGCAATTGGGGATACGACCCAACTACTTGCAGCACTACTGATATTAGCAATCTCCCCAGTCAAAAAGACTTTCCCTATGTCTACATTATTGACTTTGAGTGATTGTGTTTTTACACTCGGTCTATTATATTCTGCCATTTTCTTTTCTCCTTTATAATTTAGCTTTTAATCTTAATGGTTCAATAAGTAATTACTATTAAGAAGCAGCTATCTTCAAAGGAACAAAAGCTTCAGGTAAAGTAACTTGGCCACCAGTACGCTTTTTCAAGAGCAATCCAGTTTGGTCATATTCAGCATATCTTTCAACCAAACGAGTAATGACTAAACCTGCTCTATCACGAATTTTATAACCACTCCTAAAATCACCAAGCACTATAGGATATGCGTTAGCCGCAACATCTGCCATACCTTCAGGATTCACTACTGGACGACCAAGTAAAGAAACCGGGGCCCCCGCTTGTGCCGAAGGCTCCCACAAATACTGTCCCTCACCATCCTTTAATTTTCGAAGCAAAGATTCCGTAGTGGAGTTCATACCCCAGGTAGCATTTCTACGATATGTTGATTTAAGTGCATAGAGCACCGAAAGTAAAGCATCAATACCGTTATTAGTCGCGTCACTCAAAGCATCAGCCACACCAGAGGCAACATAAGCAGCAAGCACGGTAGCATCAGCCATAATACCAGGAGGGCAGTCCTCATCTGTACCGGCGATAAAAGCGTCATCTTCTGCCTCAGCCACAGCTAATTCAAAAGCGTTTCGTACTTCTGCCATAATATCTGCATCAGCATCATCAAGGGTATCGTTAGAAATGAGAGTAAGTGCTTTTAAATTCCTAATCCTGATTTGCTTACCACCAGTATCAAGATCTTGTTGAGTAACTGCTACAGCACGTTTTCCCCATGCTACCGTAGGTTTACTTAATGCTCCCATTTGAACAATGTCCCGGCCAGTAGTACCCACTTGACAAAGTGGACGAACAGCAGCAAGGTCGTACGCATTCATAATCAATTCTGATTCAAATTCTACTGGAACTAAAAATTGACCGTCAGCATCAGAAGTACCAGCAAGGGCACGTGTTTCATCAGGAGTCATTGACACCTTAGCGGTTTCTCCAATACCATAGCGAACATACTTTTCATATGCTTGTGATCTTAATTCTTGTTCGGGTGACAAGTCCCCTTTTTCAGGAGTAGAAACACTACTTCTTTTTTCTCGTTTTTCTAATTCATTTTGAAGTTTGCGAAGTTCTTCAATGTCACTATTGATTTTATCCAACTTCTCTTGAGTTTCAGAAGTGGCTTGACCAGAGCGTTTTTCTTGCTCCTCTAAAGCTTTATCATTCGTATCTTTAAATTCCTCAAACTTCTCATTAATTTTATCAACTACTTGTTTAAGATCTAATCCTTTATCGTTATTTTCATCAGCCATGTTTACTTCCTCCATAGATTAAAGTGATTAAAGTTTCCAAGAGTCAATTGCATCAAGTAATTCATTTCCACTTTTATTACTATGACTCTCGTTTATTGCTCCTCTATCCTCTTTTCCCAACCCAAGTAAAGAAGTAAAGCGGAGTGTTTCAATACTACTGAACCCGGAGTTTCTTAGTTCGTCACAAAGTGTCGAAACGACTTCACGCCGCCTGGACTGGTGGGACTTCCTTATGGGTGTAGGAAGATCGGCCAGTTTACTCCGGGATTCAATAGAAAGCAAATTACCTTTATATAGTTCATCTACTTCCTTTTCAGTAAGAGAAGTAGTTTTTATTAATTCATCTTTATTATAGTTTCTCATTTCTATTTTAATTGCATTACTACCAGTAGGGGTGGCTTTCTTTAATTCTTCAATAGCTTCTTCTGCTGATCTATTTGACCTTTCGTAAATAGTAAAATAATCAGTTAACCATTGAACATAAGCCAGATGGAAATCAGCAATAGCAGTATCTGTTTTAGTCATAATATCATCTGAAGTTTCTTCACTCCACATGATATCGTCTAATGTCCATTCGAGAGCGCTGAGTAGTTCATACCCTCTTTTAGATATTAACTTTTTATCAAGCGTTTCACTAAAGTCTGTTGATCGAATATCTGTTATCTGTGCTTCTCCATTTGCTTCAAATACTACTGGCCCCACTTCTAATAGTCTTACTTCTGTAATTTCTGTTACATTACCAGCAGGTCTACTCTGCATACGATTGAAGCCGAATGAAAAACAATCAATATCGCCTGCTTTGATATGGGCAAAAGTATCCGCACCAGTACGGGTATCCATATTAAATTGTACTCTTACATAAGGCCCTATATCATCTTCACTGGCATCAATTACTTTTCCTGCAAGTTCATCATGGTTGTAGAGCAAACGAATTTTACCTTTCCTTTCTTCAAAGGTCTTTTTAAAAGCGCCTTTTACAAAAGTAGTGTTATAACTGTCTACTGTCCCCCACTTGGTCAAATAAGCTGATACTATTCCTTGATCTTCTATAGTGCGAGGCTCCCCTTTGTAACTTCTTTTTTCAATTACTTGTTTTCTTTTTATAGCCATTTATTCTACTCCTTATATTTAATTTTTATTCAATACTATAAGATAGGGAACATCTACAGTTACACCTTTCACCTGGCGGCAATCTATTATCAAGCGGGTATCGACCAGGGAAACCACCCACATTAAACGTATCATTTATATCTATTGTTATTCCTTCAAGAGCGGCATGGGTGTCTCTTACATCAAAACCTGCTGTGATCCACGTTTTTTTATTTGCTCCTGTTTGTTGTGCTCCAAGTAATTGACCTACATTAGCAGCGTTACCGGTAATGGTTCTCGCGAGCCTTAACGCTCTTGCTTCTGAGAATGTTCCAGAATCTAAAATGGCTTGCTGTATTTCTGCTGTTGAATACCCCTCTTGTAGTCCTTCTGAAACATGCTTAGTAATTAATTCCGAAGTCGTTTTGTTGATTAAACTCAATTCAGTCAATACTATTACTTCCTCTTCCAGATATACTTCTATAGCTAAAGTTAAAGGATCTTCAATTTGTCGTTTTTCAACTACTATTTTCTTTCCAAATTCTACCCCAGTGTCAATAAATAATTTAGTGTACTTTTCTTTCCATTCATCTAAAGTACTGTCAATTATTTTTTCAGCATCAAATCCATCACCTTTATCTATGGCACTGAATATCAATTTCTCCTGAATTGATAAAAGCTTTTTAATCTTTTTAGACTGTTTAATGGATTCTTTTTCCATTTCATCTTCAGGAATGCTTCTATGTTCAACTAAAGTAAATAAAGATCTGGAGTCAATATCTTCGGCATCTTCTAATGTACTACCACCCCTTAGATTAACATAAGACTTTTCCCATCCATCAAACTCTTCAACTCCAAATTCAAATATCCTGTTTACTTGCTCAAAAGGTACGCCCATTTTAAAAAGCTTTTCTGCTGTTTCCGCCCTATCTAACATAGCCTTTCGAATAGCCTGTACTCCTGATAGGTCATAACATATCTTTTCGCCAGGCAGTAATTCCTCTTTAAAAGAAAAATTAAGTCCCGCTTTAATATCATCTAAAATAGGAATAAGAGTACTAAACCAAAAGATTAAAATGCTTACTTCAAAATTATTATAGGTACTTGATTCTTGACTGCCGCCTAATTGTGGCGGTATGCCAAAGGCAATAAATATTTCATTCCTGTTATCTTTTCTACTCTTACTAAAATCAGATTCTTGTGGAGTCAAAGAGGTACGATGGTATTTAGCATTGCCCCCAAGTACTGCCAGTTTTCTTGCGTTATCTTTTCCACCATATTTTTTATTAAGTACTTTAGAAATTGCATCAGCATCGTTTAAAGATTCGAACGGGCGCTCAAAAGTAAATACTCCACTGGGTACACCCATATTCTGCATTGTACTTTTCATCCAGCTTAATTGATCATTGTCCACGTCTACTGTTTTAGCTGCTGCTTGTAAAGGGGCTATTCCTAAAAAGGGGTTAGCAGGATTAAAAAATTTAAGATGTAGTATTTCAGAAGGGTCAAATTCTCGTTGAGTTCTTTTGTTACCTTTATCAAGCATATATCCTACAATCCACTCTTCGATATTTACTCCCTGCATAGGTTGAAGTCTATCAGGAGAGATAGGCCATATCTCCTCAGTCCTATTATCTACCTTAATCTTTAGACCGTAAGCATTTCCTGCAAGTTCTAACCAGGAGTAAAACAATTCCCACAAATCATTATTGCTTATTGACGGATTAGGAAAGTTAAAAAGCTTTGATAAGTGGTGATCCGGTAAGACGTCTGCTTCATTCTTTACTGACCAGGGGATGGCGGTTAAATTTTTTACTATTAGATTTACTGCTCTGTAGACTGATACATTACTCTTGTATCCTTCTTTTACCGCTTTAAGTACTTTCCAATTATTGTATATAGGAGTAGGACTCTTCAAATTTTGAATTTGTGCAAGTGAATAATTCCTTTTAAATATTTTACCAAAAAAGTTTTTAATCATTATTTATCCTTATCAACACTTGCTCTATAGCAAACATAATAAAATTTAAAATAAGAAGAACTACTAATTGACTAACCATGAAAATAAAATAAATCATAATTGATCTTGATCTTCTAAGTACCATTGAACTAATCTATTAAATATAGCTCTTTCAAACTTAACACTGTATGAATTGGTCTCCAGTACAACTTTATCTTTCCATAAATATAAAGTTGTACCGTTTATTTTTATCCCATTTTCTTTTAATTGATTATCAATAGTGTATTGATCTATGCAATCACAAGGTTTCATGCTGCGTAAACTATGCCCCCTTTATACTCTGAGAGTATTAAAGAATCTGCTTTATTTCCACTCTTTACTCCTCTTGTTTTCATTTTGGCTTTGGCCTCCATGAGTAGTTTACCAGCTTCATTTTGACCAATCTTTGGTTGACTCAATTCTAAAATAAGTTGATTGTCATTAGGTATAGAAATACAATATTCATCTGCCCAATCTTGTATCCCCATTTTTCTTTGGTAAGTACGTTTAAACCTTCTCCTTAAAGACCACCAAAGTTTTGCTCTTAAATTGGCAAACATATCTTGATCAAGTTTGCCTTCTGCCCAGACACCCGGAAGTTTTGTACTGCCTGGATTTATTCCAACAACTCTTAACTCATGTTTATTTTCATCATGCTCTTGAATAGACCTTACCTCGCCTTTTACTCCAGCCCCTACTCCATTTGTTTCATATTGTAATTTACCGTACCCTTTTTCTTTACAAATAGAATAAGCTTTACGGGCACTTTCAGTAGTGGTTTTATACTTCCACGTTTCTATGCTTTTTACTACTGGGCCATGTCTTAAACATAGAGCGTTAGCATCTCCCTTTTCTCCTGAATCGTCCGCTACATCAAACCCCGCTATTTTTTCTCCTTCTGCTTTGAGAGGGAAGTCGATTGCTGCTTTTACGTACTTAGCAGGTATAGCCAATCCCTCTATAGAAGCATAGTAATCACGGTCTATTTCTTGTGCTACTATCCAAGGTTCTAAAATGTCGCATTGCTTATCATACCAATCTTGGTCTTTTCTTGGATCTTCCCGCCAATCACAAATAAATACCGGATACTTATTTGAAAAGCGTTTTACGAAAAATGGATTACCTGCACCATTTGGAGTTGACACACTTATTTTTACATCTGAATTCATACTTAATGCTGAATCTACTTTTTGTGATCGCTCTATAAATGCAGCTTCATCAATAAAATATATGCTATTCCTACCACCACGACCAATATTGTCTCCTGCCTCGCCAGTAATAGTACTACCGTTAATGCTATTTATGATCTTCATATGAGAGATTTGTAGCTTATTAGGTCTGAATTCATAAGGCAGATGGTCTAAAATTATTCTACACTTTTCAAATAAACTATCAGGGTTACCAACTTCATCTACTAACTTTTCTTTTCTACTACCTACTCCTATTTTTGATCCAGGTATAAAAATCAAAGAGTGTACTGCAAAGGCCATACAAACATACGATGCGCCGAAATCTCTTGTTTTCTCAACTATACCGTCCTCCTTATTTACGTATCTATCCCACAACCAATCAATCATTTCACGCTGTTTAGGGAACAGCGTGAAAGGTAGGTAAGGAGTTTTTGGTACTCTTGGGTCATACGTTATAGCCCAATCGTTTATGAAGTCTGCTGGATGAGTAGTATAGTACTTTTTTAATCCTGCTAATTTAAGTCCGGTTTCATCTGACCGTAAATTCTGAAGGAGTAAAATCCTTTCCTTTAAATATGCGCTTGGGCTTTTTTCTTTTGGTTTTATGGTGTCCAATTTACTTAACAACCTTAGATAGTGGAGCGCCCAGGTCGGAGTTGCACCGCCGCTGTTCAGGTGGTCCCTGTCATCGCCTATGTTTGGGCGCTTAATTTAGGATAAGATTTACTTAATTTTATTACTCTTCTTCTCGTCTTTTTATCAAGTGGCATTATATATTTATGTTTACCAGGTGCCATAACTTTTTTTGCGCCTTTGATCTTATTAACAGAACTTGTACCAAACTTTGAATATACAGACCTGCGGTGATAGATCTCACCTTTAAATTTGACATATACTTCGCCATCAAAGTAGCCCTCATAGATCCAATTCGTTGCTTGATAAATACCTCCATAATGCCCTTGCCCTGAATCCGCATAACTAACGATTAATTGTAAACCCGGATTTGTACGTTTAAGCATTTTAAGAGATAATCCCAGAATTTGGCTCACTGGAGCGATATGTTTATTTAAGGCAACCCTTGTTAACTCACAACATTCATTTTGGTTTAAACCGTATGGACTTCCAATATTGCAAGTTGCCCCCCTTGAATAGATTATACACCCTATAAAAGAACCATTTTCCCATGTACCTATTTTAATCAACTTACCAACAGGAACACATTTAGAATAATGCCATTTTTTACAAGCATACTTAGCTGCATCATAAGAACAAAAGTCAACTTTTAAATTACTACTCTTCATATTTAGCTATTAACTTCTACTTGTCTTACGTCAAATTCCTCTCCGCAATGTGGACATACTACTATTTTTGGATCGAGTTGGTCTAACCTTCCTTGCTCTTCTTCGGAAGTAGGAGCAAAATCAGGTTCTTCAAGTAAAGAAAAATCGATATCGGGAATTTCTAAATCAAGTACTATACTCTCTATATCAATATTATAACTATCGATAAATTCTCTTATGCCCTCATCAGTAATTCTTGCATACTGTGAATTGATAAGTAAAAGCTTTTCTGCTGCTTCTTTTTCATCCTCTGCTTCTATCTCTACCACAGGAAGATTACCAATAGAATATCCATCTTTAATAAGTTCATTCAATGCAAATATTCTTTGGTGCCCATCTAAAATAGAGTCATTCCAAATAAAAACAGGAAAAGAAAAACCATGTTTTAGTATTGATCTTTTTAATTTTTCTAAGGCTTCAGGAGAGAGGGATTTTAAGTTTCCTTGAAAGTCTTTTAATTTGTCCACATGTAAGTACTTAGAGCCTTTACAAGTGATCGGTATTACTTTACTCACTGTTGCTGCCCTCCACATCAATTATAGTACTATCTTTCATTTCAATTGCAGTACTGTTATTCATAAAGGCTTTATAAATTTCTTCTGCTTGCTCTTGGGTCATATCAGTAGTGTACTTAGTATTTCTTAAAGTAACTTCTACTTGATCTTTGTCCCTTTCTATGTAACCACGATTTTTACACTTACATTTTAAATAGAAAAAAATAGCAGCCGGGTTATCTCTATGGATAAGCCTATATAATTTTGACTCTACGAAATCGCTATTCGTTTCTTCGATCTCTCTCAGTACTTTTTGTAGGTGTTCACTTTTCTTAATTCGTTGGCAAACTGCTGATAGAGTAATGCCTAAAGCTTGAGCGGCATGAGTTTTAAAACCCATGCCTTTTCTTAATGCTTTTTCAATTTGTCTTTCGGTAACTTTCATCCATCTACTTTTCAAATATAGATACTTAAATTTATAATTATATTCTGAGATTATACTTTTTCTTTATCATTAAAGGAAGTATAAGTCCAGGGAAAAATTGAAATTCTTTTTACAGTGAAGTTTATAAAGAGCTATTCTTTGTAAACCCGCAATTGACGCTGCTTACAAAAAAGCACAAAACCATTTTACAATTTTGCTAAAACATTTTTCCTTAAATACTTCAACTAATCCAGATAGTTAACCTTTCTTTTTGATAATATCACGTTTTTTTAGCAAAATTTTAGCAAGCCAATATGTCCAATGATATTAGCTATATACCTTCTATTTTGCTAATTGCTAATACTTTTATTCTTAAAAAAATAATAAATTTATTATATAATACATACAGCATATAACACACAACAAGTAACATGAAACTAATAAGAAAATCCCTTAAAAAAATTTCACAGCTTCTGGAGAAAAAGAACAGTAGAAAAATCTGCGTTCTTTAGCAAAACGCCTTAAACCATTGATATTATTGTCAATAGTCCCAATTTTACATTAGCAAAGTTTTTTCCGCTTTTATCAAAACCTACCTCTATACTACTGATATTATTAAGTAAAGTAGTAAAAAAACCTTATTTTCTTTTTAGCAAAACAATCATTTTTACTAAATTACTATCCCTCTTAAACCTGCTATTACCAATACTTTACAGAGAAGCATCTCCCTAATGCTTGCAATCTCTACCTCTACCCCTATTTCAAATAAAATAAAAAAGTTCTTTTAATCTGTAATATTTTATGCTATTGTTTTTTCTGTTCTTCCAATAGAACTAATAAAATCAATACTTTAAGGAGATGAGTAAATGAGTAAATTTGATTTTCAATTCAATAGTAAACCGAATCCTATTATAGAAACCTCTATAGTTACTCTGGAACAGTTAAAAGCTATAGAGGTACTATATACCTATGACTGGCATCCGCCAGAAGTAGTAAATTTTTTCCGTGTTCACCAATCCTTTATCTACAATATTTATTCGAAACTCAAAAAATATAAAGTACCTCAAAATAAAATCATTACTATTCCTAAAATACTAAAAGAAGCAAATTTTATTTCTCCATTTGAGCAAGTAAATGGAGATGGTTTATTTGCTATACAGAAAAGAGTATCTTATAGTTTAACCTTTGAACAAGTAGAGGCCATAAAATACTGTTACAGGTACAATTTAAAACCTAATCCAGTAGCAAAGTTTTTTAATATGTCTCCTGCTTCATGTACTCGCTACTATTCTATATTTACAGAAGAAGGAGTAGTTCAAGATAAAGCACTTTCCATACCTCAAGTTTTAGAAAAAGAAGGGTACCTTGTAGATCCTGCCACTAAAGAAGTACAAACTATCCGCACTTAACTTGAGGGGTAAAGTAAATGGAAAGGCTAAAAGAACAAATTCAATGGACTCACTGTGTATACAATAAAAAGAAAGATAGTTATAAAGTACCTGCACAAGGACTGGGAAGAGGAAAATGCCTTCCCTATGAAGAAGCGGTACAAAATGCTTCGGAAGAGAAAGGGGGTAGCCCTTATTACGGTTTTGTTTTTCAGGGACAGAAAGACTATATCGCTTTTGACGTAGACGTAGACAATACCGGAGTAAAGAAAGATGCTACTACAGAACTACCTCCAGCAGTATTTGATTTCTTAGATGAACATCCTACTCATGCTCACTACTCGCCCAGTGGTCAAGGGTTACATATCATCTATAGAGTAGACATCGAAACACAAATGAAGTTAGCAGGAGTAAAAGCATCTCAGGGTAAAACCTCTATAGAGCAGGGTAGTATATTTACTGGAGATTTCAGATACAGTACAGGGTTTCTGGTCTTTACTAATAACTTATATGAGAAGTCCACAGAGGATATAGCGTATATTGATTTTGATACTATCACTGGACTACTACCTTCACTCAAGAGGCAAAACCAAGTTACTTTTAAATCGATCACTCCTTTTATATCAGATACTGATTTAGAGTTACTTACAGAGTACTTATCTATTATACCTCCTCAATATGACTACAGAGCAAAACAAGCTTGTAGAAATCTACAGTATACAAAGATATCAGGAGCATACGATTACTGGTACACAGTAGGTATGGCTTGTGCTTATGTGGCTGTATTATACGAACATGTTGGTGATAAAGAGAAGACACAAACAATACTTGACTTGTACCATAACTGGTCAACACAAGATGAAGAAAAGTATATCGATAGAGATGATGTAGTAGAAAAGTTTAAAAGTTTTCTTCGCACTACTCGGTATAAAATACAAGAAGGTAGAAGTAATGAATGCGTTACTATTAATACCTTAGCTGTTATGGCGAGAGATAGTAGAGCAAACTTTACTCGCACTCTAAAAAACGGTGCCCCTAACCCAAAGAGTGTGGAGAATATAGAAGCACTTTTTGAGTATGATGGCTTGATCCCTGTAAAGGATGATATACTTGATAGGTACGGTTTTAAAGCGCCTATAGAGTTTATGATTCATGATAACAGCAATGGTAGGATGTTTAGTCCTTTGAAGGAGTACAAGACTTATAGACCTCCTGAATTTAGTCAAATGATGAATGAGAAACAACTGGGTACTTTCTTTCTACCCTACGTTCAACAAGGGTTTGGTCACACTTACAATATAGGAAAAGATGTAGCAAACATAGCAAAAGAACTTACTATACTTAAAGCAAAACCGGTAAATCTTTGGTTAGAGTTTTGTAAAAGTGCCCCTAATAAAGAAGAGGATCTACTGACTCCAGTAATAAACTCACTAACTATAAGTGATAGTGTACCAAGTAAGTACTATGATTTATGTAGAACTTTTATAAAAAATACTCTTCTGTCGATGGTCGGTATTCATATGTATCCAGAGGACAACCCTAAAACATATGGGTTTTTACTACTCTCAGGGCCAGAGGCAATTTATAAAACGTCATGGGCTGAGTGGTTACTACCCCCAGAGATGAGGCCATTTATGGCTAAACCCAGGATTGATAGTATTTTAAAAAGTGATATTGAATGGGATAGATTTCTTTGTTCTAATGTACTACTGGTAATAAATGAATGCGAAAAACTTCTTACTCCTAAATATGAGTATAAAATCAAGTCCAGTGTAGATACAGAGGATACAGATTATAGGGACTTGTATATAAACACCCCTGATGCGAGAAGGATAAAAGCAGTAAACATCGGCACTACTAATAAAACAGAATTCTTTTCGAGTGATGATGGCTCGAGAAAGTTATGGCATACTCCCGTTACTGCTTGTGATACAATGTACTTAAAGAGTATTAATAGGCAAAATTTATTTGGTCATATCTATAAAACTTTAGAGGAGTACAAAAGAAAAAATCCAAACAAACTGATACAAAGTGCCTGGAGCCTTACTCCTGAAGAACGGGAACTTACAAATCAATTTAATAAAAGTAAAGATAGCAGTGATATAGGAGTAAGAGGGGTATTTAGTTCTACTTTTGGAGTAGATACTGACACGTGTAAAACCTTTGATCCACAAGAGCTATTATCTACTACCCGTAAGGGATTTGATAGACATATCGTAGCAAAACGTAATGACCTATGGGAGTTGAATAGCAACCCAGAAAAGTCCCCTCGTTTTTGGACTGTTCCTTCTATGGTAGAGTTTTTAAATATCAATAGGAGAATGCCATTTAAGGAAAGCGATATAAGAAATGAGTTAATAAGATACGCTGGATGGTATACGGGCACTAACAGAATGAGTAGAAAACTTTTTAAAGATTGTGCTAAAAAAGAAAGTTTTGCTTATCAAACAGTAGTACAGAAAGGAAGCATTAATATCATGAAAGGCAACTCTACCAAGTATTATATAATGCCACCGATACTATCAGAAGATAGTATAATTAATAACGAAATAGAATAGAAAGGAGATGAGTAAATGTTAGAACAAAACAAGACAGTACATAGTGAATGTAGCCCCAGTCAGGTACAACGTATCTTACTCTGCCCAGGCAGTAGGAGACTGTTAAGAGAAAACCCAACAGGTACTTCATCCTTTGCTAAAGAAGGTACTATGCTCCATGAAATAGTTGAGCAAAGATTAAAAACATGGATAGAAAATAATAGCCCTATATTTACTGTTTTAGCAAATAAAGAACACGAAACTTTAGTTCAAGAATGTTTCGATTATGTGTTACAAGTACTTTACGAAATAACAAATGAATATATTGCTTTTAAATCGTTAGAAGTAAAGACGGAAGAGAAAATGAAAGATATATTATTTCGGTTAATGAAAACCGGGGTTATAGAAGTGCTTCTTGAGTCCCCTACTACTCTTGAATGGTATGGACTACCCGAAGTATCTGGCCATTCAGATGTTGTACTTAAATGCGATCTACTTAAAAGAAGAGATGTTATAGATTTTAAGTTTGGAGCAGGTGTACCTGTTACTGCTCCAAATAATATTCAAGGCATGAGTTATGCTACTGGTACATTTGATAGTCTTACTGATTTAAAAGCCCATCCAGATATACGTATACATATAGTCCAACCACGTTTAGACTACTTCTCTTGTTGGGAGACTTCAGCTAATGAGTTATCGAAGTGGCTTGAATTTGAACTTGCTCCAGGTATAATTGAGTCAAGAAACGATAAAGCAAAATTGATTCCAGGTAAAAAACAGTGTCAATTTTGTTTAGGAGCAAAATGTCCTGCTCGTACTGCTAAAGTAATAGAAGATGCTAAGGATGTATTTACTAATTATATAGAAACAAACAAACTTAAAATGGAAGTAATACCAGATGAAGAATTGAAAGACCTGCTTGAAAAAACAGATATGATAAAAACTTTTATATCCGAATTAAATACTTATGCTATGAACAGATGTAGTACTGCTACAGGTTTTCCTGGTTACAAGGTGGTGGCAGGTAGAAATAGTAGGAAGTGGAAAGATCCTGAAAAAGCCCAGGAGTACTTGGTAGCACTTGCTGAGGATCAAAGTACCCCTTTTGACTTTTCTAACGTATTTGAAACTAAATTTATATCAGTAGCCAAAGCAGAGAAGTTAAGTAAAGAATTGAAGAAGAGTAAAGAGTTTAAAGATCTCTACTCTACTTTATCAGGAGGGCCAATACTGGTAAAAGAAGAAGATCCAAGGCCATCAATAATACAGAATGCTCAACAAGCATTTGCTCAATTCAAGGAGAAATAATTATGGAAATACAACAAGCATTAAATTTATTAGGTATGAAAGTAGAAGATAAGGTGACAAAATTTAGAGGAGTAGTCACTACTGTCGCATTTGATTTGTTCGGGTGTATACAGGTAGGAGTAACACCAGAGGTACAAGAAGGGAAGAAAGAGGGCAGTCATTGGTTCGATACAGTGCGAATGCGTTTTTTAGAAAGTAAACCAGTTATGGATAGGCCAGACTTTGTAGAAGAAGAAGAGGTAGAATTAGAAAAAGTAGATCACTTTGATGGTCCAGCGGAGAAACCACTACTACCATAAGGAGAAATAAAATTGCATTTAGCAGGGATAGCGCTTCTGAAATTTATTAATCTTACAAAGAGTAAAACTTTTATGAAGACACAGACACTAATTGAAGATACTATAAAACAGTTACGGGATTTAGGAAAAGCCGATGATAGAATATTACTTGAGTCACGCACAATAGAAGCTATTAAGAATTTAGAAGAGTTGAAAAAAAGATTGAAGCTTTATAATTTTTGGGACTGAGGCTGCTTAACCGGCTGTAGGATCGTATTTTTTAAAGCGGATATATTGAGGGCTATTGACAAAAAAAAGACCCCGTATACAAGGCTTCTGTGCCTTGTATACGGGGGTTACCGTCTGTCTACAGTCTGTTAAATAGTCCACTTATGCTATCGTTTAGCTTAATAGCCTTTTTCCTATTCTCTATTTTATGAGTTATGAATTGAGTACAAATGTTCAACAGTACCCAAGCACTAAGCTTGCTTTTCATAATTAATATTTCGTTCTCTTCTTCATCTACTTCCGTAAATGTATTTTTTTCTATTGACTCATTGGTAGATACTTCTTGGGTTACTCTTAGCTGTTCAAAGTCTTTCTTGCCAAAGCAATCCTTTACTTGATTAATTAATTCGTTGTTTACTTCTATGCTGCCCCATCTACCCCAATGCTGTACTTGTTCTTTGAACTTATCAAAACCTTGAGCAATTACTCTTTGCATTTGTATTAAGTCAAGCCCCAGTGTATGCTTTCGTCTATAGCAAGCAAGTTTATCTGCTACAGTCATGCCATTACTACAAGCAAGCCTTTCAGCACTCATGGCCACTTCAAATATCATAGAGGTATCATAAGAAGTTCTCATAAACAGAGAAGGACTTACAATATCCCCTACTACCACTTCCTCCTTTACAGCAGGGAAGTTCCATTTACATTCCATAAAACCGCCGTCATCTGATAAGTAAATGCTTCTTTCGCAATCAGTCAAATCATTTTCGATTAGTACTTGTTCTATCGACGCGATACCCTCCACATGATCCAACTTTTTGTACCTGTTACTTACTACAGAGTAAGTTTGTTCAGTATCAATGTTAACCACTGCTTTGTGGTTGGGGCTTTCAATGTACTTGTTATCAAGTGGGAAGTGTACGGGCTTAAGTTCTACTCTTGGGAAGTCTACTACATCTCCAGGAATAGCAGTAGAAAAAGCAGGTATAAAGTCCTGCTCCTTCACGTTCTTCGCTTCTAACATTTGCTCCTTGGTCAAGGAGTATACGCCACTTCCAATCAAACCTACTTGTATTGCTACTTCTTGTAATTCTTCTGATAAGTGTTGTAGTCTATCCATAGGAAGATCAATAGTAATACCAGTTGGGGAAGTTATAG